GTTTGATTATCTTTTACCTTTGTGTATTTTTCTATCTTAGAAAGTTTTCTTGTAGTGTCATAAACCATTGAAGTCATTTGAAACGACATTCTAGGTTGAATTGAATCTACAGTGTTTGGTTCAACCATATTATTTTGTTCTTGTCTATAAACCCAACTTTCTTTTGGTCCATAAACTATAGGAACTTTAAATCTCTCAACTTCATTTCCAGAAGTATCAATTTTTTTTACCGTTATATTGCTGAATAGTGTACCAAAAACGGTAACAGCTTTTCTGAAAGATTTGTGATAGAACCATTCATTATTAAACATTTTTTTGTTCCTTTATTAGCTCTTCAAAAACCCAAAAATATCCGATTCGGAAAAGTCCAAATATCCTTGAGATTCATCAACAAATCCTCTATTATTTGAGAGATCAAAATCATTATCTGCCAATTGATCGGGAGTACCATCCAATGTTTTTGTAGTTCCGCTAGTTGCGCCAGTGATAATACCATTGGCGGTATCAAATACTCCTTTTATATTGATTAATTTTAATTCATTCTTTGTATAATCCCAAAGTGCAACTTCACCACTGGCGGTTGAATTTGCTAAACTAGTTCCTTGAAAAACGATTTCATTATCTAAAAAATTACCAACACTGTTAGTAACTTTTAATAATAAAGTTCTAGAATAATCAGTTTCAATCTGATCAATTTCAGCAATTCCAGTATCGAATTGTTCTTGTCCAAATTCAAATTTAGTAACTTCTAGTTCATAAATTGGCAAATCACCTAATTGAAACCATCTTTCAAATTTGTTTACAAATTTTATTTCCCATAATGAATTTGTAGGAGGATCGAAAATTAAATCTCCTTCTCTAGGATTATCTAATTGATAACTAGTTGCTTGATCAAATCTAGTTTTTGAAACCACTAAAGTTATTCTGTGTTCTAATTGTAGTCCAAACTTTGATATATGCTCTTGTGCGCCTTCAAATGCTTGACTCTTATAATACATCTCTAAATCGTAATAGTCATCAAATTTAGATAAGATGTCTTCGCCGTATATTAAATCTAATTTTTGTGTAGTTCTTGGCAGATAAAGCAAATCCACGCCATGTATTTGTATGACCTCTTTAATTAGATCGTCTACTAAATTTTGTTCCGAAAGAACTCTAAATTGTCTGAAATATGGATTACTTGGCATATATTATCCCATCCAAATATAACCCATAGACGTTTGAAATTCTTTTTGAAGTCTAACTTCTAACTTCTCCATTTCAGCAACTGCTTCGTCATATATTTTTTGACCATTGAGTGTTACACCTCCCATTAAAGCAACACCATCATACTTCTTCAGATTATTGCCCCATTGCATCTTGAACAATAGATAAGCATATTCTCTAACAAAATAATTGGAGTATACTTTAGGATAGTCGGAAGGATTTAATGATTTCCATGCTTTAACCACAACGGTATCATCTATTTTAATTTGGTTACCCCAATCTGTGTTGATATTTAATCTGCCTGTGATTTGATTGAAATCGAATCTTGGTTGTGCGTTTAATTCAAAATCCAATAACGATAGATGTCTACGAAACATATCATATGATATAATGTCTGTGCTGATAAGATGTGGTAAATTATTCAGATAGAATTGATATTTTACGTTCCACATTCCTGCGCCAGGATATCCCGTGTCCAGTTTTAATAAATGCGAAATTGCTATAATATCATCACCTAATGGCAAATAATGCCTATCGACATCACCTGCTACAAAAGGATTAGTTGCTGACAATACTGCAACAGTATTAGTGGATTCTCCTTTTATTGTTTCTCCTGGCAAGAATTGTATAAAATTGGCATATTGATTATCTTTCTTGGTATCATAAACTCTTATTGAAAGATTATCACCAGCTTTATCGAAAAATTTAGTTTCTGCACCGCTGGTTAGTCCTATAATCTTTTCGTTTGTTTGAAATTCCGCTGTTACTGCCGATGCGAAATTTAATTTACTTCCTGTTATTTTATGTTGTAGATAGATATCTTGTACGCCGTCAAAGTGGTACTGTTTAAAATAATCGAGTGCTTCACACAATCTATCTTCACATTGCTCTGGTGATATGTTAATATCTATGACAGGTGCACCAAGTTTGGTCAAAACCCAATCTTTTAATTGTCTTCTTGTAGTAGGTAAAGCCATTTTAGATTTGCCTTTTTGATTTATTATCAGTGAGTTTGCCAATACTAGGTATTATTTATTCACATTTAAATTGTCTATAAATAATTAAACAGGATTGAATATTTCGGAGAACTAATATGAGACTGCTTTTTTTAAAATTTTTAAATTTGATTGAACGTCTTCTTAGAAAATATGTAGGCGAAGAAGGTGTAAAAAGTGACAAAGTATCGAACGATGTCAAACTAGTAGTTGAACCGGAACCTGTGAAAGTGGAAGAAAGTTTAGATGATCCCGAAGCGACTGAAGTCAACGGACCAGGAATAACACATTGTCTTTGGAAACCAGTATCGGATACTTCACCAGAAGTAGTTATTGTAGTTGCTGCTGATACCATTAGAAGAGAACATCTAGTATTAGAATTGCGTGATAGTAGTGATAAAATAATAAAACTAAAAACCAATAGAAGTTATAGTGATCATAGAGGGAATCAGTTACCGGATCACAAATTGGGTAGATTTAATTTTAAGCCTGGATTTAAAATAGAAAATTTAAAAAGTAGAGAACCAATAACTGTTAAATTTTTCATTCAAATAGGAAAAAAGAAACACGAATGTAAAGTTGGCGGTAAAGATTCGTTTGTCATCAAAGATGTGTCAAAACGTTGGATCTGTACCGCCGGTCGTGTTAGGTTGGACAACAAAAAGTAAATTCTTTATTACTTTTCCTCTAATTTCGATTCAAGTAATTGTACTTTAGCCGAAAGTTCTTGGACCGCTTTAATTAGAGGAGCAATAAACTGATCATATCTTAATGCTTGCTGTGAATCCGGATCGTCTTTATCGGAAAGCACCCAGCCGCCGAAATCTACACCAGCCGCATCCACAGCAATCTTGACCTCTTGTGCAATCAATCCCCAATGTGTTCTTGTTCCAGTTTGAGGTGTGATGATCGTAGTATTATCACCATTCTCGTTCGTTACACTAGTAACGACATTACTTCCTACATTCCAACTATAGCTGACGGGTCTAAGTGAGTTTATAAAGTTTAATCCGAGAGAAGAATTTGTAATATTGTTCTTTTCTCGTGCATCTGAAGTTTGTATTGTACCATTCGCCGCCCACACCGCCGACCAACGAACTCCAC